TTGGTGATCTTGAGCACGCTGCCCGAGCGGGTAACCGTCCAGCCGCCACCATCGAGCTGCGTCCGAAGCTGCTCAGCGATGTCGTCGGTCTTGATCGAGTTGTACTCGGTGCCAGTGGACTCAGTGACGACGGTGACCGTAGCCGAACCAGTACTGTTGTTGACCACAGTCGGGGTGAAGGACACGCCCGCCACGTCGGCCTTGATGCGAAACGCAGGCGTGGTGCTAGGATTGGTAGCCGTGACAATGTCCTCCATCGAGTCCCCGCCGACTGCGGAGTTAATCGCTGAGGCGATGGCGGCCGCCGCCTGAAGCGCGGTGGGGCTGCCAGTGACGGTGTAGGACTTGGTGTAGCCCAGGACAGTGACCGTCCAGACGGAGCCGTTGGGTCCCGCCGCGCTTAGAGAGACGTTCCACTCTTCCTGGACAGGACCAGCCGCAGTGCCGTTCCAGGTGGCCACTTCAGCGGTCTTGCTTGCAGAGGCCGTCGACACTTCCACACGGTAGTTGGTCTTGTAGTTGCCCTGACGCACGTACAGGTACGCAGTCCGAGCATCCTGGGTAGGGGAGGGGTTGCCAGAGTCGACCTCTGGGACAATCGACGTGTTCACCAGGAAGGTGTAGTCGTTCACCGTGGTCCACTTGAAGTCAGCCAGCGAGTCAAAGCTAGGCACCACGTAGGTGTTGATCAGGGCAGTAAGCCCCGGCCCACCCGTGTCAATGATGGGGATGGCATTGCCTTCCAGGTCCCATGCCCGGATGGTCGCGGAGGCCCCACTGCTGGTGCTAACGACTCCGAACAAGTAACGCTCAGCCGCGTCTCGATTGACCCAGTGGTAGGAGCCTCCAACGAAGTCGTCGCTGGGGTTGGTCTCCAGGCCGTTCAACCAGAGCGTGCCGGGGCGCTTCTTGAGGCCTTCCTCAATCGTTCCGTAGGCGTTCTCTTGGATGCGACACTGGCTCTCAAGGCGGAGGTCGTCAGGCTGCTGAGACACGCCGCCAACCAGGTTGGGCTGAGACTTAGCTAGGAGCATTAGTAGGGACCGATGCCAGACAGCGGGGACAGGCGGTTCACGACACGCTGGACGGCCCAGGAGTCGAACACAGTGTAGTCGGCGTCGGTGGCCTCCTGATCACGCAGGTCGAGCAGGGCCATCATCTCGTCACGCTCTTGGAACTGGTGGATGTTGGGAGCACCGGCCGCAGTGTCCTGAAAGATGCGAGCAGCTCGAACCATGATGTAGCGGCGGGCCGCCTCAGGGATCTTCTCGAAGTCCTGGAATAGCACGACCTCCACCTTCATGGACGTGGTGAACGTGCTCGAGTTGGTCACCGTGTTGTACAGCTTCGCATCGCGGACAACGATGTCGTAGTCGCCGCGGTAGTAGCTGGGGTCATTGAGGTCGACCTTTGCCCAGGTAGCCTGGACGGGGATCTCGTTCGACACGTTCGGAGTGACGGTGATCGTCTCGGTATTGAAGTGCCAACCACGGCTGAGGACTTCCCGAGTAACCTCGTCCAGCACGGCCTCAGCTAACACTGCGTCACGGCGAGTTGCCGGGAGGGAGGCTACGGGAGCTTCGTTCACCGCGGCCAGGATCTTGTTGACTGCCTGGAGGCGGGTGGTGGAGGTTACGACTGCCATTGGTTGAGTGGTCTGTGTGGAGAGAGAGAGAAGGGAATAAGGAGGAGGACGGGGTGTCCCCCTCCTTGTCAGGTCAGATCAGGACTAGGCCACGTTGATCGAAGTCCAGCGCATGGCGGCGTCAGGACGCAGCACCGCGTGACCCATGGCGTAGCGAGCGACGAGCAGGGTGCCCTGACGCTCAACGCTGTACTCAGTCTGGATGCTCAAGTCCTTGAGCTTGACAGTACCGATGGCCGACTTGTGGAAGGCGACCGCACAGATTTGAGTCAGGTTCACGTTGTACTTGGTCGTGTTCCCAGAGGGACCGATGCCAGAGATGTTGGTGCCGTCGCCGGTGCTAACGCCCAACGTGCAGAGCTTCGAGTCTGACTGCGCAGCCTGCTGGACCGGGATGATGGTGAAGCCCGCGTACTTGATCATCATCTTCGGCTCCAACGCATTACCGTTGGTGCCTGCATTGACGTCGTTGTTGAGAATGATCAAGCCCGCGGTGTTCGTCTGGTTGTACAGACGGTAGAACAACTCGGGGCGGCAGATGATGTAGCGATCAGAGGTCGGGATCTTGGCCTCGTCAAAGACACGCGCCGTGGCCCAGATGGCGTTGAAGAGGGCCGCACTCACCGTGGCGGTGGCCGAGTTCTGGAGGTTGAGGTCAACCAGCCACGAGCCCGCCGTAGAGCCAACGGTGCCGCTGTTGAAAGTAACATCAGGCAGAGCCGCGTAGTCGGTGTTGAAGGTGGCTCCATCGAAGGCGGTCAGAGCCCCGCTGGCCAGAGCCGCACAAGCGATCAAGCGACGATCCGCTTGGCGGGCCAGCACTTCGCCCATCTGCTTGGCGTACTCAGCACGGGTCTCGTAGTGGATCATCCATTCCTGAATGTCAGGAATGAAGGTCGAGGCCAGCAGGATGTCGTCGACGGTGAGCTTGGCTTCGGCGTGCTTGAAGGCGGTGCCGTAGGCGTTGTTGTCGTCGAGCAGCGACTGACCAGGGGTGTGGTACTTGGCCGACGCGATGCCGATCTGAGGCATCGTGGTAACCTTGCCATTGGAGATCGTCTTGACCTTGCCAAGCTCGATCATTTGGTTGGACTGGTTGAAGGCCGTCATGACCTCGCCAGCGTACTGCTTGAGGAAGAGTGCGTCCGTTGCACCGCCAGCGTTTGCCTGGCCGGGGTTGGACAGAGTAGGGTTGTAACTCATTTGAGTAACTAGAAATCGAACAGGTTGAAACGAACAGAAGCGATCAGATCAGCCGTCCGTTCACACAAGGTTGTCGCTCGTAAGCGGCCAGGTCTCGCGGATTAGCAATCAGTCGTATGCGTGCGGGAGTGCTGCCAGTTGGGCGCGTCTCCGATGATCTAAAACAGTGAAGCCCGCACGGGGAACCATCCCGTGCAGGCCTCACAAAAGCTGGTCCTAAGGTAGCGAATCTCGTCGGGTCAGCTTGTACCAATGCAGAAGGCCGCACCGGGGAGCCCCCAGCACGGCCTTGTTGTTGTCTCAGGCGTTTGACTACGCCGTCTTACCCTTGGACTTCTCCAAGTCCTTCTTGCGAGTCGAGTTGCGGTAGAAGTTCAAAGCGACGGCTGCGAGAATGCCCACAAGACCACCCTCAGCAGACTCAGGGAGACCCGTGAGAGTGGCTTCGGTTCGCTCCTCAACCTCTTTCGCAATGGCTTCGACCGCCTCCTTGAACTCGGTCGACGCATCCTTGATCTCACCCTTGGCCTCGTCCACCTGCTCCTTCGTGGCAGTCGAGTCGGCAATCTTTTCGAGAGCCGCTTCGGTCTTCTGGTGGTACGTCTCTTGGACGTCAGCCAGTGCTCGGAGGTCGCCTGAGGTGATGCAGGCAGTCAGGGAGGTCAGACACAAGAGGGAGATCAGGATGTTCTTCATAGATCAGGGCGTGATGTTGTAGAGGGTGATGTACGTGCCCAGGTTGCCTCCGGGAGGATTCCCGTAACGCAATGCCGCAGCACGGTTGGCAGGGTTGACTGCCAAGCGGTTGTTGAAGTGATCGCTGATCGACCAGTCCGTGGTGTAAGCGGGACCCCAGGTCGAACCCTGCTTGGTCCAGCAGGTGAGCTTGCCGTGAGTGCCCGCGATACGGGACATGGCAACCACCGTGGTGTCGTTCATGAACTTGATGTCCGAGTAGAACGTGTAGGCGGCCAGACCCGTGATCGGGTACTGGACCAACGTCATGCCACTGGTGGTCAACGGCAAGGTCTGGTTGCTCAGGTCAATCGTACCGAAGCCGCCGAGGTCAACCAGAGGGCTCAACAGACCCGTGAACAGCGTATTACCGTCGGGGCTGATCGCCAAAGCCACGGGGTAGGTGCCGCCAGTGGTGAAGCCCTGGGTCTTCCACAAACCATGCTCGGTGGGAGCAGAGGGGTTGTAGTTCCAGTCGTAGAAGTTCGAGTGGTTGGCGTAGATCGTGGCATTGCTGCCAATCACCGACATACGCACCGACACGTCACGGGCAGAACTAGCCAAGCCAGCCGAAGCGAAGCTCTGGCCCGCCGTGAAGCCCTCGAACAGGGTGGGGTACATCGAGCTTTGCGAGATCGCCGTGCTCGAATCATCGTCGATGTGGAACACGTAGTTGTAGTCCATGGCCTCCACGTACAGGGTGGTGCCGTCAGCCGAGAGGACCGACTGCAACGGCTGCGAAGTCACCTGGGTGAACTTCTCGCCGCCAATGAGGCCAGTCGCGGTATCACAAGTGTAGACGGTCAGGCCATTAGTGCTGGTCCAACACCAACCAACAGCGATGCCGTTCTCACTCATGTGAGCGCCGAGCTTGTCACCAGCGTCCATCGTGACGGTGTAGGACGGGGTGCTCGAGGAAGCGCCCGCATCCGACCAGGCGAACATTCGGGTACGAATGGCACCACCGCTGACAGTGCGCTCCGCAGTCACGGCCACCAGGGCAGCCGTGTTCGCAGCAGCATCAACCTCAGCGGCGAGCATCTCGTAGCCCGCCTGCTTCGACCAGACAACACTGCCAGAGGCCAGGTTGTCCAGCAGAGTCACCTTGCCAGCAGACGAACCCGTGCCGCCCACGTTGGGGAAGGCCAGGAACATCGAAGCGCCCGCATCACCAACCGCATGGTCAGTGACACGGCCCTGCTGGTAGTAGGTGAAGATGGGACCGAACGACGACTGTGCGGTAGCCGTCGCGGTCAGAAGAAGAACAGAGAGGAAAGATTTGGTCATGCTGGGGTAGGACAGCGAGTGTACCTACAGGTTCTTGCTGACGCGGATGCGCTCGCGGACCTGGTTGCGGAACTCTTCGCTGTCGCGGTACTGGATGGTCGCCATGTCCTTTTGAACGGCGATCCAGTTTTCGTACGGCTGAACTGCCGAACCCGCAGTCCCACGGCCCTGGGTAAGAGCGGGACCTGCCGTTTTGGCATACTGAGCATGGAGGCCTTGGATGGCGAGATCGCGGATTCCCGCATCGCCTGAGGAGACGGCCTTGTTGAAGGCTTCGATCTGCTCCTTGGGCAGGTTGTTGGCGGCCCACTGGACCATCTGGCCGTAGGCCTCTTGGCCACCGACCGCCGCAGTGACCTCAGCCACCTGCTGCTTGGCCAGGGCCTGCACGCCAGCCATGTACTGGTTGACCAGGTCTGCCGGGATGCCGCGGTCAGCCAAGGCCTTGAAGGACTCAGGGCTCAGTTCGCCCTTCTCAGTGAACTCCTTGGTGTAGGACTCGAAGTTCAAAGGCTCAGGGATCTGGGTGGACTCCAGCGGCTTGCCGCCGAGCTTCTTCTCAG